TATAGCAAAGTGGATGTATCCACCGGCGAAGTAGAAGAAAAGAAGTATCGTATCAAAGACACTGATACCAAAGAATTCTGGATTCCAATTTTGAAGAACGAATCTTTCCGTAAATTCATTGAAGACAAATATCGTGTTGCCGCAGGCGAAATTATTCAAAACGAAATTGAGGTAGAAGATGAAACAACTTAAAGAAGGTGTAGATTTCAATTATGAAATTCCAGAAACGGAAGAAACAACAGTTGGTATCAAACTTTTGTCTGGAAAATACATCGATACCGTTTATCAATATGGTAAAGTGAAGTTTGAGGAGGAGAAAGATGGTGCCATTTATCTCCAATTCGTGTATAATGTGTTAGAGACTCCTCTTGTAAAAGAGGAACTCGAAAAGGACATGGATTTCAAGAATCACATCGGTGATATTTTGGTTAGTATCATGTCAAATAATATTGATAAAGGAATTATTGATGAAGTTGGAACAGACTATTCTGAGGAACCTGATAACGAATGAAGATTATTTGAGGAAGTCTTTACCGTTCCTCAAAGATGAATACTTCACCGACAGGTCCGAAAAGGTAATTTATGATGAAATCTTATCATTTACAAATGCTTATAATAGTACACCATCAGTTGAAGCGATTACATTGGCCATCAAAGAAAGGCGTAATCTCACAAATGAAGAAGTGGAGAAGTGCGAAACTTATCTACAGGAAATTGAACAATCTTCAAAGACGGAACAAAAAACTGATAACAGTTGGCTCATCGACAAAACTGAAAAGTTCTGCCAGGAAAAAGCCATTTATAATGCAGTCTTAAATTCTATTTCCATTCTCGATGGCAAAGATAAAACCAATGACAAAGGTGCAATTCCCAAAATTCTATCTGATGCACTTGCAGTAAGTTTCGATAATTCTGTTGGTCACGATTATTTGGAGGACTCTGATGGGCGATATGAATTCTATCACCGAACAGAAGAACGAATTCCGTTCGACCTTGACTACTTCAACAAAATCACGAAGGGCGGTCTACCTAAGAAAACCCTTAATATCGCCTTGGCTGGCACTGGTGTTGGTAAGTCTCTTTTTATGTGTCATGTCGCCGCTGGTGCTATGTCACAGGGTAAAAATGTACTTTACATCACTATGGAAATGGCTGAGGAGAAAATTGCAGAACGTATAGATGCAAATTTGCTGAATGTGTCCATTGATGATTTGTTGCAGTTACCTAAAGACATGTATGACAAAAAAGTTAAACGTGTCAAAGAAATGACCACAGGCAAATTAATTATTAAAGAATATCCAACCGCATCTGCATCAGCAACACACTTTAGAACCTTATTAAATGAACTTAACCTTAAGAAGAATTTTGTACCTGATATTATCTTCATTGATTATCTTAATATTTGTTGTTCATCAAGGATTAAAGCAGGTGCAAACATCAACTCCTACACTTATGTTAAATCCATTGCAGAAGAATTGCGAGGACTTGCCGTTGAATTCGGAGTACCAATTGTTTCTGCTACACAAACAACACGGTCCGGTTTTACTTCATCCGACCCCGGACTCGAAGATACAAGTGAAAGTTTCGGTTTGCCAGCAACCGCTGATATGATGTTTGCATTGATTTCTTCAGAAGAACTTGAAGCACTGAATCAAATTATGGTGAAGCAGTTGAAGAATCGTTACTCGGATCCAACAGCACATAAAAGATTTGTTTTGGGTGTTGACAGGTCTAAGATGAAGCTGTATGATGTAGAACAAGATGCACAATCCGGCTTAGCTGATGCAGGACACAATCCAACACAAAGACCTCAACAAAATGGTAACTTCAAGAAAAAAGATTTCGGTGGGTTCAAAGTATAAATACTTCCATTTGGAGTGTTTAAAAATGGCCGCACAACAAGGTTTTCAATACGAAGTGAATGCCGCAAATATATTAAAACCTTTGGGGTTTGTTCCTAAATCTTTTGTTCCGGCCGGCGCAGGACATGACCAACCGGATCTGATGCTCGAATACAATAAGAAGAAGGCTGGTTGTGAGTTGAAAATTACTGCCGCATCTGCCGGTTCTCTTGTGTTAAAGTTTGACAGTAAAGATAAGAAGAAACCATGGAAATTTGGTGACATAAAAAAAGACGATGATGAAAAACAATTCATTGCCGATTTAGCTGAAGAAGTTGGTCTTTTTGATATCATAAAAAAACAATGGAAAGAAATTCCATTCAAAAGGGATAAAGATTTGTTGTGGGAATCTACTGCCGGTAAATTAACAAACCAACAGAGGTATGAAAGAGATAGGGACACATTTGCAGATATTCGTGGTGAAATTGCGGCAAGCAAAATTGAACAATACTACAACAAAAAGGATACGTTCTACGTAAATGTTGGTACACATGGATTCTATTTAATGGGCTCCAAGAACCCATTAAAGTTGAAAGATGTACCAATGTTTGGTAAATCAGCTAAGGCAACATATCGTGCCCGTGTACAATACAAAGGTGGTGGTAATTATCAATTCACTTTTGAAATGCAATTCTCAATACCGTCCAGTAAAAAATCACCATTCAACATAGCGCCAGTTGATGGAAAATCTGTTACAATTAAAAAAGACCAACTAAACCTTTCATGTTTCATTTAATATGCCATTAGATAAAGATACCCAAAAAATTCTCAGTGAATATGATGACGACTTTGATTTCGGCTTCACCGCTACAGATGAAGAAGAATACAACTCAATCATTTCCGAGAAAGAAGATACAGTAGAACAATACAAAGCTAGATTGGCAGAAGTTGAGAAACTAATTCTACCTTTCTTGATGAAGTTGTTGAAAACAGCCGATCAGCCTATCATTAAATGGCCAAATCGTAAACCGGTCATCGAAGCACAAATTGAAAGAATACTAAAAGTAACAAGAGGATAAATTATGAAACCATTGGTGACGGTCATTACGCCAACTACGGCTAGTGACCAATTAAGTGATGTATTGAAATCAATCGACAGACAAACATACCAGAATATACAACACCTTGTTGTCGTAGATGGATTCGACAAGTATAGCGTTAGAGCCACACAACTCATGGAAGGTGCAACACGTTCCACAGCATTCTCACTACCACACAATACTGGATATGACCAATACAATGGTCATAGAATCTATGGCGCAATGTCATACATCGCTGAAGGTGAATATATTTGCTTTCTAGACCAAGACAATTGGTATGAAGACCACCACATTGAATCTCTTGTTGACGTTATTCAACAAGGTAACGATTGGGCATATTCACTGAGAAAAATCGTCAGTCAGGAAGGCACATACATATGTAATGATGATTGTGAATCTCTTGGTAAATGGACCTCGGTTATCAATGATAAATTTATTGATGTGAATTGCTTTATGATTCCAAAGATGGCGGCGATTCATTTTTCTCCTTATTGGTATCGCCGTGCAAGGCATCCACAGGAACAACCAGAAGTTGATAGAATTCTATCTCCATTTATGATGCAGAATTTTCAAAAATTTGACACTAACGGTGATTATACTGTAAACTACAGAGTGGCCAGTCGAGCAGATTCGGTACAGGATGTTTTCTTTATTAAAGGAAATGAAGTGATGAAACAGAGAATGAATGGAGAATACCCATGGCGAAAAAAGACCTAATCATAGGTGCATTTAACAACTATACAGATTATGACGTACTCAAACCTTGGGTACAATCCATCAAAGACACGGGCTTCACAGGTGACACAATTCTATTTGCAATTGGAACTACACCTGAATTGGTAAAGAAGTTGATTGAAGAAGGTGTTATCGTCATACCAGTTCCACACAATGACAAGATGATGATTCATATGCAACGATTCATACACATCTATAATTTCTTGAAAGAGAATGAAGGAGTGTATCGTTATGTCGTTTCAACTGATGTTCGTGATGTTATATTCCAATTAAATCCTTTTGAATATCTCGAAGGTTATATTGATCCAATGTATGCAACAGGACTTGTTGCATCGTCAGAGTCTATCAAAGTAAAAGATGAGGACTGGAACAGAGAAAACATTCGCAAAAACTTTGGTGATTATTTCTATAACGAAGTGAAAGAAAATGAAATATGTAACGTTGGTGTTCTAGCAGGACGTTCTGAATTGATTAGAGAATTATGTTTCTATCTATATCAATTCTCACTCAATCGTGCTGATTGGGTTTGCGACCAAGCCGCTTACAATATGTTGTTAGGTACAAAAATCTGGAGTACTAAAACACATGTGACGAGATTAAAGGATGCATGGGCTGTGAATGCACATGTGTCAAACAAACCCGACCTTGTGGAAAAGCTGAAACCTTATTTATTGGAAGAAGCACCTACAATTACAGAAGATGGACGTATTATAAACTCTGACGGAATTCCTTTTGTTATTGTGCATCAATACGACCGTGTTCCAGAATGGATGGAATATTTCTCTAAAAAATATGGAACAAATCTCACGGCGGAAACAAATACCGGCAGTTCGCCTAAATACTTTTTGTATAAATCATAATTTAATAAATATGGGACTTTGAAATGAGCAAAATTAGCATCGTAACTGCCTTCTATGATATCGGTCGTGGCGACTGGTCAACAAACACAGAGAAAAATGGTGGGCCACTTCCACATTATTTACAGCGTTCTGTTGACAAATACATCGACCACTTCACACGCATGTGTGAGATTGATACAGAAATTATTGTTTACACTTCACCTGATATTGCGCCACGTTTAGCCGCAATTTCTCCTAATGTTAAAGTAGTTGAATACGATTACTTCAACCTCCATAAAGAACTCCGTGATAAGATTGAAGCAATTCAAACATCACCTGAGTTTGTCAAAAAAATTAATCCATATCAAGTACGTAATCCAGAATATTGGTCAAAAGACTATGTTGGTGTTACATCTCTCACAGTTCAAAACAATATTGTATTCATTATTGGTGGTGTGTTTGTTGCTCAGAAAGAACAGTGGCAAGTCCTTGCAACTGATATGAAAGAAGCACTTGAACATCTGATTAGTATTGGTTTAGTTGATGATGACCAAGGGTTATTGCTGATGGCATACTTTAAAAATCCTGACATGTATGAACTTCATAAGATGCCACTTGATGCACCTATTGAAGATGTTCGTTCCATTCTAAGAAAGTTTAATAAACATGAATAAGTTAGTTATTTTCGACCTTGATGGTGTTTTGATTGATTCACGTGAACTCCATTATGATGCACTCAATGATGCACTATGCAAAGTAGGTAAAGAATTTGTAATCACACGTGAAGAACATCTTAGCAAATATGATGGTCTGAATACGACCAAAAAACTTAAGATGTTGACTGAGCAGAAAAATCTTCCTGTTTCAGTATATGACCAAGTATGGAAAGATAAGCAAGAAGCGACCTTTAACCTAGTACGTGGCTTCTGTAAAGAGTACATGCTACAGACTATCTTCCGTCAAATTAAAGCACGTGGTTATAAGATTGCTGTTGCATCAAACTCAATCAGAGAGACTGTAAAATTATCTCTACTAAGTATTGGTGTGATGGACGAAGTTGATTATTTCGTGAGTAATGAGGATGTGTCCCGTACAAAGCCATATCCTGAAATGTACTGGAAATGTATGACTGCATTAAATGCACTTCCCAAAAATACAATTATTGTGGAAGATAGTCACATTGGACGCCAAGGTGCATTAGATTCTGGAGCACACTTGCTTGCAGTTGAAAATGCCAAAGAAGTTAACTCTGAACACATGATGCAAAGGATTTATGACCTTATGAATACGATTGAAGGTACAAGTAAAAAGTCTCTACCATGGAGAGACAAGAAACTGAATGTTTTGATTCCGATGGCTGGCGCAGGATCACGTTTTGCACAAGCTGGTTACACTTTCCCCAAACCACTTATTGAAGTACGTGGTAAGCCAATGATTCAAGTTGTGGTTGAGAACTTGAACATCGAAGCAAACTATATCTTCTTGGTTCAAAGGGAACACTATGAAACTTACAATCTAAAATATCTGTTGAATCTAATTGCACCTGGTTGCAAGATTGTACAAGTTGACGGACTCACAGAAGGTGCGGCCTGTACAACCCTATTAGCTAAAGAATACATCGACAATGATGCACCTCTTGTTATGGCAAACTCAGACCAGTTTGTTGAATGGAACTCCAATGAATGTATGTACGCATTCTCTGCCGACTCTATCGATGGTGGTATTCTTACATTCAAAGCGACACATCCAAAATGGTCGTATGCTAAACTAGACGAAAATGGATTTGTTTCCGAAGTTGCTGAGAAAAAGGTAATCTCCGATGAAGCTACAGTTGGTATCTACTACTGGCGTCACGGTTCGGACTACGTTAAGTATGCTGAACAAATGATTGCAAAAAATATCCGAACAAACGGTGAATTCTATACCTGTCCAGTGTTCAACGAAGCCGTTGGTGATGGTAAAAAAGTTCGTGTTAAGAACATTGAAAAGATGTGGGGTATCGGAACACCTGAAGACTTGAATTACTTCTTGGACAATC